TGCGCCTTCCCGCGGTGCAATGAGCGTGGAGTGCGCCGATTCCACGGGTTGACGCCCCGACATCCAGCTACTGGCCGGTGACCTTCTTGCGGGCCGTGGCCTTCTTCACCGGCGGCTTCTTGCTGACAGGCGCCGGCTCCCCAGCAGCCGGCGCATCGTCAGCGGCTGGCTCCGGTTCGGCGGGCGGTTCCGGGCGCAGGATCCCGATCAGCGTGTCAAGCTGACCGGAGATCTGCTCCAGGAACACGTCCGTCGTCGTGACAGCGTGCGGCATCGGCTACGGGCCAACCGACGCGTACGCGGCGATCGGGTCGAGCGTGGTGCCGCCGGTGACGTGACGGATCCGGTACTGGATGTCGTCGTTCTCGAACGACCCCTCCTCGGCCGGAACCGAACCGCCACCGACACGCATGCCGCCGTCGGCCTTGACCCGCAGGTCCGGCGTCTCGTGGCCACGCAGGAAGCCCATGACCATGGCCGGGCGCGGCGTCGACGGCGCCGGGAACAGGTACCAGGTCTTCGCCGCGTTCGCACCCGAACCGGACAGGTCGATGACCGGAAGCCACGGGTTCGTGACGATCTCGACCTTGCCGGCCAGCCAGTTCGTGACCTCGACGTCGCGGGCCTGCGACGCCGACGACGCATCGTTGCGCAGCCGGATCAGGGTCGCGTTCACGATGTTGTGCGCAGCGACCTCGAGGCTCGGCGGCACGACCAGGACGAACGCCCGGATCATGATCGGCCGGTTGTCGGAGTCGCGGCGGGTCGCGACCGTGGTGAGCGCCGCCGACAGGTTGTCGACGTTCAGCACCTTGTTGTCCACGGCTCCACCGGACGCGGTGAAGAACGCCGATACGGGACCGGTCGCGCTGGCGTACAGCCGGGTCGCGAGCTTGTCCTCGGTGTCGACCGCGGCCTGCGCGAGACGCTCCGGAGCCGTCTGGAAGGCGCCCAGGTCGTCGTTGATGATCATTTCCCACGTGAGCGGGAGCCGCGAACCGTACTTGCCGACGGTCAGCTTGTAGTCGTTCTCGGTCAGCGCACGCGCCTTGTACTCCGCGCCCTCGCCGACCGGGTCGAGCTCAGCGCGACCGCCGAGCAGGTCGAGCCAGTGCTTCGGCCGGAAGTCGTTGACCTGGGCACGGGTCGCGAAACCCTTCCAGATCGGGGTGATCTGCTCGTACTGAGCCATCAGTTCCCGGTCGAGGACGTCCCCGAAGATCTTCGGGAAGTCCGAGGTGCTCATCAGTTCCGAGACCTGCAGGGTGGCGCGGCGGTCGCCGGCGAACACGCGACCGATCAGGGTCGCGGCCTCCGCAACCTTGGCGAGGTACTGCGGGTTGGTGGAGCGGCGCCGCATCGGCAGCGCGGTGCCCTCTGCGACAGCTGCGTCGCCGGTGAGGATCTCCGTAGTCATGTTTGATCTCCTTCGGGGATCAGGCGGGGACGTCGCTGGCGACAGCGAACTGTGCGAGCCGGACGGGGATGACGCCGGCGCCACTCGCCTTGGTGGCGAGGGCGTGGCCGAACAGCTGGATGCCAGCGCCCGGAGCGACGACCAGGGCACCGGTGGCGCTGGTGATGTACACCGGCAGCCCTACGGACGCGATCGCGCCGGTGACGGACAGGTTGTAGGCACCCTCGGTGGTGACGGTCGCGTTGCCGCTGGCGTCACGGGCCGTGGTGGCGACGCCGGGGATCATGCCGACGATCACCGGGCTGCCCGACACGACGTAGGCCGGGACGGGCAGGGTGATGTCGGTGGCCTCGTCGAAGACCTCGTTCGTAGCCATGTCAGGCTCCCTTCACGGTCCGGCGACCGAACGCGCCGGCCACGATGTTGTCGACCTGCGCCTCAGTGACGTCGGCCTTGCCGTCGGTCTGGCCGAGGCCCTGGACGGAGCCGCCGCGGTTCTTGATCACGGTGGCGAGGTAGGTCTCCTCGGCGAGCTGGGCCGTGTCGACGGCCTTGCCGAACACCTCGGTGTCGAGGCGACGATCGGCGGCCTTGTCGGCCTCGGTCAGCGGCAGATCCCGCATCGCCTCGGCGACGATCTTGTCGACCGCGGCCGGGTCCAGCTCGCTGTTCGCCTCGCGGACACGCTTGGTGCCGAAGTCGCGGGCATAGTCGCGAGCCTTCTCGACGGCGAGTGCCTGCTCGGCGGTGTCGGCGCGCGCGGTCTCCGACGCCAGCTTGGCCTCGGCGATCTCCGTGCGACCGGCCTTCTCCTCGAGTTCGCGCCGCTTCGACTCCTCGATGGGGGTCGTGGCGCCCTCGTTCTCGGGCATGGTGTTCTCCCTGATGGTTGTGGGCTGCCCGGGCGCGTGGCGCGGGACATTCGGGGTGGTGCTGGGCTCGGTGAACTTCAGCGGCGGCAGGCTGGACTCGGTCGCGGCCGCAGGCACGTACTCCGTGCGCTGGTTGACCTCGGACCTCTCGCCGGTGAGCTCGACGTCGCCGGAGTCACTCACGGCGTAGGTCTGGGAGTAGGTGGTACAGACGCCGCCGACGGAGATCTCGAAGTAGGCGAGCTTCTTCTCGGGGTCGTAGTCGCGCACCCACGTATACGTCTCGGCGTCCTGGTTGTTGTACGCGGCACTGACTGCGTCCTGGATCGCGCGATCGGTGTCGCTCGCGGTGGCTTCGCGGATCGGGATACCTGACTGGCGCGCCGACTCAAGCATCTGCAGCACCTTGCCGCCACGTCCCGCGGCAGTTACGAAGTCCACGCTCGTGATCGAGTCCAATGACTCGATGACGCCACCCGGCGTGACCAGGCCGGAGCCGCGAATCGACAGGCCGATGTACGGCGCCATCTCAGAGAGCAGCGGCCGGTAGGGGGAGAAGATCTGCGCCTCAGCAACGAGGGCTTCACCGGTCCAGCGGGCGTCCTCGGTGAACACTGCGACCAGGTCCTTCACCGATCGGCCGGGCCGCTCCAGCGCCTCAGCTTCGGTCGGGTGATCCAGGTAAAGCGGGGTACCGGCCTTGACCAGGCGGTCCTTTGCCGCGGCCTCCAGGGTGGAGACCGGGTAGGTCCCGCTCGACCCGGTACCCGGGGTAATGATCTGCGCGAGCATCTTGCCGCTCTGCTCGGGCGGCTTTGCCAACGTGCCGGACTCTTTGATCTCAACGGAATCCGGCATGGGCAATCACTCCAGATGGGTCCAGGTCTTGCGTCGGGTAATGAGGCTGACGGTCACTTGAGTGACCCCGAACTCCTTCGCGAGCGGGATCTGCAGTTCGCCGTTTGCGTAGCGGGCGCGGATCTCCTGCACCTCGTCGTCCGTCAACTTGTGCGCGGCGTTTCCGGTGCCGCGCATGACCGTGTCGGGATGCAGCTGTGAGCCGTGGCGGGCGCCGCGCGCTGACCGGGCGCGGGAGACCATGTCGCGCGAGTTGTCGGCGCTGGTTCCTCTGATGAGGTGGGCCGGTCGCACGCAGGGAGGGTTGTCACACGTGTGTCGCACCTGCTCGCCGTCAGCGAGGGGTGCGTCGTTGGTCTGATTGAAGATCCAGCGGGACGCGCGCCAGGTGCGGCCGTCCACCTTGAAGTGCCCGTAGCCGTCCTCGTCACTCCCGGCAGTCCAGGTCCAGCACCCATCGGGCGTCGTGGCTTTGTCGACCTTCTCCCAGAAGCGCTCCGTCGCAGGCCGCTGAGGACCAGCCGACGGCGGGTAGACAATGTGTGGGTCGCCGTACTTGCGCCAGCGTTGCCAGTGCTTTGAGCACCAGCCGCGCGCAGCGACCTCGCTGCCACAGTCGTCGATCAGGCAGGTACCATCAGCCATGCCGTTCACCTCTTACCCAGGTGGTCGGTAAGGGTCTCAGGTGTTAGCGCACCTGGGACCCACTTATTTGCCCTTATTCTACAGGGGTTTCCGGCTCGAACCGGCCAGTTTTGAGGTCTGGTAGCTCGACCGCCAAGCGGGGTTCTGGACCTTCACCGCCCAGGCGTCCATCGGGTAGTCGCCGCGCTGCCAGGCGGCATACCGGCCGGCGCCGAGGATCGCCCGCTGCGTCTTCTCGTCCTGCCCCGCGAACCACTCCCCCGCGTCAGGCGCTGCCGACTCGGGCTCGTCGAGGTCGATGCCGAGGTCACGCCACGTCTTCGCCTTCGGCATGCGTGAACACCGGCAGTTCGGGTGACCCAGCGGGCCCGGTTCGGTGAGCGGATGCTCGGTGCCGGACATGCCGAGGCAGGCGGGGCAGGTGCGGGGCGACAGGTCGGTAAGCCACACCCAGCCGCCGAGCACGTCAGCGTTGGCGGCATGGGATTCGGCTGCGGCAGCGCGATGCGAATCTAAGGTCTCGGTCCGTGCGATAGTCAACGCCCGGCTGAGTCCCCCGTTGAAGCCGCCCTCGGCGCCCTTCATGATCCGGCTGGCCGTACTGCGCGGGTTCGATCCCGTAGCGATGCCCCGGACCAGTTCGCGGCGGATGACCGCGTCAGCCTCCGACGACAGCGGCCACAGCTCCGACGTGATCCGTTCGGTGGACCGCTTCACGATCGCGTCGAGCGCCTTCGCGTCCGGCTTCACCCAGCCGGCCAGGTCGGGAAGCTTGGCCGTCGGGAGCTGCGACGCGATGATCGCCTCCTGCGCCTCGCCGGCCGTGCGCACAACCTCGGCGAGGTCGTCGGTGATCAGCCGCCCGCTGTCGGTGGTGAGCGCGTCGAGCCTGCTGGCGATGGCCTGCAGCGCGATCTGCAGACGCCGCGACCGGAGCACGGTGGCGCGGGACAGGATGCCGCCGTTAGCGTTCGTGACGAGTTCGTTGACCGCGGCATCGAGATCGGTCGACACGAGATCCCAGGCGTCCACCCACGCTGCGGTGAGCTTCCGGGCCTGCTCGTCGGTGATCTTCAGCAGGTCGCGGCGCAGTTGCTGCGTGAGGCGCACCGTCTTCGCGGTGATCGCCACCGGTTACGCCTTGGGCTTCGGCGGCGGCTTCGGCTTCGACTGGTCGGCAGACGGCGTCTGGTCCTGCGGTGCACCGTTCAATGCGGCAGCCGGATCCTGCCCGGCCCGGAACTGGTTCACCGCGACTTGTCCAGCGTTGACTTCCGGGTCGATGAAGTTGCCGTCGTCATCGGTCATCTCGTCGAGGACCTCGTCGATGTTGTCGACCTTCAACGCGGTCAGCAGCAGCCGCAGCGTGACGAGCGGCGGCATCTTCATCGTGCCGTCCGCCTCGACGATCGCCTTCACCAGCGTCTCGACCGGAGTCGAGTCGAAGTCCGGCCACGTGATGTCGATCGACCGGTCATCGTTCTCGGGGAGCTCGCGGATGACGCGATCGCCAACCCGGGAAACCTTCCCCTTCAACGCGCCCTTGGGTGCCTGGATCGCCCAGTCGATGACGTGGTTCAGGACGTCGAGCATGAACTCGCCCCACAGGTCCCTGCGCAGGTTCATCGTCAACTGCGTCGGCTCATCGAGGGTCTCCGCGACCGCACGTGCCCCGTTCATGCCGGGGTCGCCGAGCAGCATCGTCACCGGCACGTCCAGCGCGGCAGCGGTCATCGCGGCGAGTGGCCGGCCGGAGTCGGCGTCGATCGTGGCGCCGGTCTTCGGGATCGCCTCGAGCGAAGTGTTCGGGTCCGTGACCGCGGTCGCTCCGGCACCGGACGGGTTGCCGCCACGCAACACGTCAGTGGTCGGCGCGGCCGAGGTCTTCGCCGCGACAGCCTTCGCGCGGTCGCCGCGGGTCTTCGTCTGCCACGCGAACCGGGCCAGCGACTTCATCAGCACGGCCCACTGCTCGAGGAACTCCTTGTACGAGCGGGCCCACGGGATCGCGGCGAACGCGTCCGGGATGCCGCGTGTGCCGCGGGTCGGACGGTTCACGGCGACCATGCGGACGGGCGCGTTCCACAGGACCTCGGCGCCGCCGATCGTGGACGGCTTCACCCGCGGCTCATAGCCGAGCGCCGGGTAGTACACGGTCCGCAGCAGCTGCACGACCTGGCCGCCCGACACGAACCGTTCGGTGTACTCGCGCCGGTAGTACTGGTGCGTCACCTGATCCTCGGGGTCGGTGATCACGTCGGTGATCTCCTCGACCGGCACCCACCTGAGCAGCACCGTCCCGTCGAGCGGGTCAGTGAACAGGGCAGCCGCCAGTTCACCGTCGGTGTAGGCGGCCTGCTCCATCTCCTCGCGGGCCTGCGACCCGGAGAACGTGGCCTTGTTCGACTTGTCCTCCAGGAACGTCTGCACCACGGCGTTGACGTCCTGGCCTTTGTCGGACTGGTCCCGGACCGTGATGTCGACGCCCTGGCCCCAGATGTAGGCCTTCCGCAGCGACAGCCCGCGCTTGATCAGCGGGTTCATGATCGCCATCACGCGGGACAGGTCCCGGATCCGTTTCCGGCCCGCAGGGGAGAGTTCGTTCTGGGCCTGCAGGGTGAGCTGCAGCCAGCCGCGGTCTTCGAACGCGAGCTGTACGTCGGCGAGGGATTCGCGGAGGATCTCGACGGTGTTGTGCGACGCGTCCAGCTGTTCGAGCAGGTGCGTTTCCCGCAGCGTCGCGACCTCGGTGAGGTGGTCGTCGAGGGTGGGCTGTGTCCAGTCGGCCATGCGGGTCACCTCCTCGGGGTCAGTAGGGGCTGATGGCGTAGCCGGCGGTGTCGAGTTCGTCGAACTCGTCGGGCTCGACCAGGGAGCCGTCGAGCAGCGGCGCGAGGATGAGCCGGTTCAATGCTTGGGACAGTCCGTCGACTTGGTCGTCATGAGCACCGGTGGGGAACGCAGCGGCTTCTTCGATCAGGTCACCGATCCACGGGGCGAGTTCGGGTGATGGCAGCCACACGTTGCCTGCTTCAACCAGCGGGGTGACGGCGGCGGCGCGTGCTTCCTTCGAGCCGTGCGGTTCTTCGGGGACGATGCCGGACACGATGCGGCGCAGCGCGTTGATGACCGCGGTGCCGTTGGCTTTGTCCTCGACGAGCTTGAGTGTTGCCTGCGGCCACTTCGCGGAGAACTCACGGAACCGGGCGCAGGTGGTGACGAAGTCCATGCGGCCACGGACCTGGTCCAGCAGGAACGCTTCGGCGCCGCGCCGCATCCACACCTGCCCGACGACGAAGTCGCTTGATGCGGTGTCTTTGAATGTCATGTCCCAGGACGCGAGGATCTCGTCGGCGTGGGTGACAATGTGTGCCCCGTCGTCGCGGACCAGCCACAGCGGTACGTCGTACTCGCGCCAGTGGTCCCGCTTGAACATGCCGCCCTCGGCCGGTGATGGCCTGCCTTGGTAGAGGGCGTTCCAGGTGCGGGAGCCGACGCGGGTCTTGATCGCTTCCCATTGGGCGATCGTGCGGCCACGGGCGGACACCATGAACTCACCCGGCTCGCGGTCAAGCGCGTCAGTCTCGCCCTTCCCCGGGTCATGGTCAGCCTGCGCCGGGATATTGAGGACTTGCCACAGGTGGCCGTCTTCAGCCTCCTTGAGCCGGCCGGCCAGATCGTCCTCGTGCCAGCGGGTCAGGATCAGTACGACAGGTGCGCCGGGTGCGAGGCGGGTGGAGGCAACCTCGATCCACCAGTCCCAGATGTTCTCCCGGATCAGCGCCGAGTCGGCTTCCTTGCGGTCCTTGATCGGGTCGTCGATGACCAGCATGTCGGCGGGGCGGCCGGTGACACCGGCACCGATGCCGACTGCGAGGACACCGCCGCGATGCTGGGCGATCTCCCACTCGTGTTTCGCGCCGTTGTCCGGGGCGACTGCGAGGCCGAGTTGCGGGTGGTCGCTGATGTTGCGGCGGAGTGCGAGGCCGTTGCGGTTGGCCAGGCCTTGCCCGTACGACGCGGTGACGACCCGGCAGCCCGGGTTCATGGTGTGGACCCAGGTGACGAAGTCTTTCGCGACCCGGGTCGACTTCCCCTCCTGCGGCGGCATGCTGATGATGAGCCGGCCGTCGGGGGTGTTGAACAGTTCGACGAGCGCCTCGTCGATCAGATCGAGCGCCGGGGTTTGCACGGTGCGCGGGTCGAGCGCCCGGGCCAACTCACCGGGGGTGGCGTACTTGCGTTCGGGTTCGGCGAACATGCGGGCGGCGTATTCGAAGGCGGACAGCGCGGTCATCGGCTGCCCTCCTCGGCTTGCTCCCGGTCCCTTCCGTAGTCAGGCCCGGGGCGCTGGAATGGCGAAGGCCCCGGCTCTCAGGTGGTGAGTCGGGGCCTTCGCTTGGCCAGCCACGGGGTCGAAGTCGTGGGGCCTGCCGCGCTGCGTGGGGGCGCGGGTTGTTCGTGGCAGAGACCGGATTTGAACCGGCGACCTCTGGGTTATGGGCCCAGCGAGCTACCGAACTGCTCCACTCTGCTGCGGGTGGCAGAGATACCTCTGCCGCTGCCGTGAATTAGTTCACGAGCGTGCGGGGGCTGTCAAGTGACGCGCGACATTCCGTCAAGCGTTACTTGACACCGAGGTCATGCGGCAGCCCTCCGAGGCGACTTGTAGCCTCCCCGACGGGCACGCTTCGACCACCTCACAGCGGTCGTCGTGGCGAGCCCCGCAGCGCAGCAGACGCACACCCTCCGCTGCCCGTACCCCTCCCCCATCTGGGGCAGGTCTCCGCGTTTCCGCCACGAGTCGATGGTCTGGAACGGCCGGCCGACCAGCGCAGCGACCTGGAGCGGTCGCAGGTACCGGTGGTCATGCGGCTCCGGGTTGGTCGAGCAGGCGCAGGTGTCGGTCATCAATCCCCCGTTGGTTGAGGCAGGTCGCGGGCGAACTCCGAGGTGATCTCCGCTCCCTGCCAACCGCAGTGCGTGCAGGCGTACTGGTGGATCTGCCGCTCCATGTCGGCCTCGTGCAGGCGGAGGGTCCTCGTCGCGTGGCAGCGGGAGCAGTACGCCAGGACCGCTGGAGGCGGGATGAGGCGAGCGTCGGTCACAGGTCCCCCGTGGTTGTAGGCCGCGTGCGGCTCGTATGTGCGGATCTCGCGTCTACCCCCCAAGATCCGCGTGGCATATCAGTGCCAGTCACAAGGGCCTCCCGGCTAGCCACTGCTCGATCTCAACCCACTGCTCGCCCGTGGCGGTGATCCGGACGGTGCGGTCTCGGTAGTAGGCGGTGAAGTTCTCGGCGGGCACGTCGCCGGACAGCGGCACAACCTGGAACGGGACGCCCAGGGCGGTGAGCCGCTGCCGGAACACGTGCAGGTTGAGCGCACCCTTCACAACCACGTCGCGCGGCTCCAACGTGCCGCTCACAGCACCGACTCCCAGCCGCTGTACGTCACCGTCCGGTGCGACAGATGCGGGCCATCAACCCACTCCCCGACGAGAGCTATGTGGGCGCGCGCTCCGGCCTCAGGGTCGGCGTACTCGTCGCTTCGCCACGTGTACCGGTACGGCGGATACCCGCCTCCGGGGTCACCTGTCACCAGCCACTCGTCGATCGTTCGCGGCTGGTCCGACGCCAGTTCGGGTGGGATAGGCCGCTTCTGCCACAGGTGCTGGACGGCGGCGACCTCGGGCGAGACCTGCCCGCCGATACTCAGGGTCATTCGGGCTGTGTCACCTGGTGCTGGAGGCTCGGTCATGTCACCCATTGTCGCAGTCTGGCTGCAACCGGATCAGTCCTCGCCGTCACGCAGCCGCCTCCGAGGTTCTCGGACCTCGTGCATCGACAACCCCAGCCCGATCCGCTCCCCCTCGTCCAGTTCCTGCACGACCTCCGGGTCGGTGAACTGGATCGTGAGCTTCCCTGTGCGACGGTTGAACTTGATCACGTGCCCGATCAGGGAACCCGAGTCTGTGCCAGCCCAGACGGGCACGAAGCCGTCCTGCATCAGCCCTCGCCGTCCTCGACCGCCGCAGCCTCAGCCTCAGCCTCAGGCGATGCCTCTCCCGTGCACCAGAACTCGATGGGGCTCCCGTCGTCACCGGTCATCGTCGCGACATGCGGCGTGTGCTCCTCGGTGATCAGGCAGTGCCCATTCGACAGGCCAGGCGGCCGGTTCGGGTCGGTGGGCTCTTCGGGCTGCCCGTTGATGAGGGTGTACAGCTCCTGCTCGTCGGCTTCGGTGACGATCGACCCGTCTGGGCGTTCGACGATGAGCGCGGTGGGTGCGTCGCCGCCGGCTACGCGGACGGTCCATGCTGGCGTGGTCATTTCAGCCTCCGGGGTGCTGGGGGTGCGGGCGGGCTCGGTAGGACTGGGATGTTGAGCTTCGGGCGGTTCTTCATGACCTCGGCGATCTGCTTGCCGATGCGGGCCACCTGCTCGGGCGAGAACACCGGCTCGGTGATCCTGAATGTCTGGGGAGCCAGGGCTGGTGGCGGCGGCGGGTCGAGCCTGTCCGCCATGCTCCGGAGAGCGTTGGCGATCCGTTGCTTCATGATGCCTCCAGGTGGTTGTTGCCATTGTCCCCGAACATCGCACCCACGATCAGCCCGAGCGCCCGCAGCTGCTCGTTGGCTTCGTGCCTGCTGCCGCAGCGCAAGCACTTGACGGACCGGGATTCTTTCTCCATGACGAGTGCTCCCCCGCAGAGCACCTGCACGGTCGAGTCGGGCATGTCGCGCAGTGCAGCGCAGGACCCGACGGGCTTGGGCCGGTACTCGCCGATCGTGTCGTCGAGGGTGCGGGCGAGCTGCTTGATCTCGCTGTACAGGTCGCCGGCGAACTCCTGCTGCGTGCACCACGGGAGGTTGGTGATCAGGTAGGCGCATTCGCGGGTGACGGTGGCTGTGACGGGCGTGTAGTCGTGGCAGGCGCAGCCGATCGCGGAGCACCGGTTCTCGGTGTGGGACGGCCGGGCGTGGCTGCAGGTGCAGGGCCTGGTGTCGTGGCGCTGGTCGCGGACGAGTTCGGCCCACGAGTGGACTACGCCGAGCACGCCGCGGCCGTCTCTGGTGTCGAGGAGGTCGGTGACTTCGAGCCGCATGGGGGCGGGCGGGTCGGGGCGTTTGGTGTGCTTGGTGCCGGGGTCTGCTTGGACGGTGCCGTGGTCCTTGACCCAGAGCAGGCGGCCGAACGCGTCGGGGATGGCCCGGAGCCACTTGTCCACCCTCGCGCCGCATCTTGGGCAGAGAAGCTGGCCGGGTTCGCAGTGGACCTTGCTCGCTGGCGAGCTTTGGCGGCTCTCGCAGCCGTTCAGGCACTCGGATGGGGCGTGGGCCGTGTAGGCGGTTTGGAGCCTTAGAAGGCCGCTGGCGGCCTCTAGGGCTTCCACCCTGCTGACGTGCTCCAGTGAGGTCGTGAAGCGTTCCTCGGTCTCAGGCATGCGGCGTCCTCCGGTTCAGGGGTTCGATCAGGCGGAACGCGGTCGACGGCGGCTGGAATACGGCCGAGCAGTGGTTGCACCACATCGCCGGGTCGGCGAGCAGCTTGGCTTTACACGGCTCGCAGAGCATGAACCCGAGCGGCGACCGCGGGCAGCAGCCGACGAACTGGAGCGTCCATTCGGCCGGATTGAGGCCCTTGCAGCCGCTGGTGTAGTGCCGCTTCGACTCGCACGGCACAGCCCAGTCCTCGTCAAGGTGCGTGATGAGCAACGGATCCACCAGCGCCTGCGCCTCCAGTTCAACCGCGCTCATGCCCACTTCACCCCGCATCCGCAGACGTGCCGCCCGATGTGCTCATGGCGGAACGAGCGGACCCGGTCGCAGACATGCCGGGTGTGGCGGCGGCGGACCGCGTCCCAGACACGGCGGGCACGGCCACGGGTCAGGCGATGCTCGCAGGTGCGGGGCCTCACGGCAGCCTCCGTAGCTTCCGGCCGAGCCAGAAGATCCGCCGCCAGCCGTTGAAGTCCGGGTTCAGGTAGGTCCTCAGCCGCCAGTACCGGCCGCAGTCGCAGCGCCAGATAGTGCCGTTCTCGTAGTTGTCCGACAGGGTCTGGCACTCATGCTTCCCCTGGCGCACGATCTGGCCACTCACGCCGCACCGTCCGGCTCGAGCTCCCGCAGCGGGGCCATGTGCCGCAGGATCACCTGCGCCGCCACCGACCCCGGCGCCACGTCATGCCCCAACTCGCCCAACACCGCCACCAGCACGCCATGCAGCAACGTCCCCTGCTGCTCCGCCAGCCGCACCCTGCGCTCGTCGACACCGGCCTTCAGGGCGCTCGCCGAGTACCGCTCCAGCCGGTTACTCGCGTCCACCAGCATCACGTACGCGACGTTCGGCTTCGCCTCCTCAGTCGTCCCCCGGTCATCCCCGCCCTCCTTGACCCGCGTCACACCCCACGTCAGCTCATGCTCCTCCAGCAGCCGCACCCGGTGCCGCCAGTAATCCACCTCGCCGGCCGTCCACTGCACCAACTCCAGCAGCGCATCAGCCGGATGCACATCACGGCGCGCACCGAACAGCACCACGTCACGCTTCGCCTGCGTCGTGATCGCCGCCGTCTTGTGGTTCTGCATCGACCCGCCGTGCAGCTTGCACGAGCCGATCCCGACATGGTCCGTGCCCCAACCAGCAGGCTGCGTACAGGTCCCCTCGCCCTGCCGTTTCCGGGCGCCGCAGAACCGCTCGTCACGGCTTTCGTCGGGGGCGTCGGTAGTCATGACTTGGCACCTTCGATCTCGCTGGCAAGCTCTCGCAGGAGCCGCTCGCCCTCGCTCTTGCCGCCGGGCCAGTGGGCCTTGAGCCAGTAGTGCGGGGTGGGGTTGCTGCCGCAGGAGCAGCGGATGAACGGGCCCACATCTGTGGAGCGGATCCCGGTGGGACGGTGCTCGGAGTCGGGTGCCTGCTCGCCGCCCGCGGTCATGGTGCAGGCCGCGCCGGGGCTGGTGTGCGCCGCGTACTGGTGTCCGCATTGGCACCAGGGGTTGCCGTGGGTGGTGTGGGTGGTGAAGATCGGGCAGCCGCAGAGCTGGCCAGCGGGCGTGGTCATACGCGCTTCCCTCCGTGTCGGTAGCCGCGGGTCCGGTTGTGTGCGAGCTTCCGCTCGTACTCGGCGCCCAGGTCGATGCCGTGCCGGTCGCAGGTGTCGAGCAGCCGGATCAGCACATCAGCGGCTTCGCTACCTACACCCTCCGGCTTCGGCGGCTGCCCCGTACCGCGTGCACTTTCCTGCACGGTGGCGTCGTCCAGACCCCACTGCCGGAACGCCTCGTACATCTCGGAGACCTCCGAGTGCAGGAGCGAGACGTCGTCACCGAAGGGACGCTCGGCTCCGTCGTACCAGCCGTTCGCGACGTTCACTTCGCGGATCTCAGACTGCATCTGGGCGAACGACTTCGCCTCGGTTTCCGTCTCGTTTTCGGTGCTCATCCTGTGCCCCTCGCGTGTTAGGTAGTGGCGTTTTCGATCAAAGTCTTGGACTGAAAAACCCCTAAACCTGGACCACAAGCAGAGGTGAGTTAAGTACTTCTCTGGTCTGGTCTGGTCTGGGTGGGGGTGACTCACACCGTTGGTTCGGCGTTTGTCACGGCGTGACATACGGGGTGACTCACGCATCTGGATCACCGTCGCGTTCCTCGGCTTCGCGTCGTTCGCGGGCCTTCTTCTCGCGGTGCACACGCTGCCGTTCGGCTGCCGCTGCACGCTCCTTCTGCCACCAGGTGCGGGGCTTGTTCCACTGCAGGTAGTCGTGGATCTTGTAGTCCTGGTCGTGCTCGACCCACAGCCCCGCCTTGAGCAGTTCCTTGAGCAGCGCCGGCCTGTACCGGGGTGCGAGGCGCGCGACGCGCACCGCGGGGATTGCGCCGTCGGTGAGGAACTTCGCGGCGTAGCACATGGCTGCGACGTGGAGACGGAACGCGCCGTCGGACAGCCCCTCGATTTTGGGGTGGTCGGCGAAGTTGTCGTCCATCATCAGGTAGGGCATCAGGCGCTCCTCGCGTCTTGGTGGTGCCGTGGTCAGGCGGTGGCGGGCACCGGGTACGCGTCGTGGGTGCGGCCGTCGAGCGCGCGACCGTTGGCCTTGGGAGTGCGCCCTCCCCATTGCTTGAAGAAGAAGGCGGTTCCCGCATCACGGCAGCGGTCGCGGAGATCCCGCACCCACTCGTCCTGCATCGGGCGCGCGGCCGGACCGGACTCGCCACCAGCGATCAGCCAGTCGATGCCCGTCAGGTCGAGCGACGGAAGCGGTCCAAGTAGCGGCTCAGCGGAGATGAACCGGATGGCGGCCGGGGTGTTGCGGAGGGCGTCGGCACGGCGCACGTGATCGTCGGATTCGATGCTGGTGCCGAGCCAGACGTTGGGCAGCGGGGTCGGGGCCAAACTTGCCAGGACGCGCCTGGCCCGCTCTGGCCGCTTTGTGAGGATCTGGTAGGTGTGCTGCGGTGTGGATGCCATCACGTCGAACACCTGAGCAACGAAGTCGCGCGGGACGCGGGCGTGGAACAGGTCCGACATCGAGTTGACGAACACGGTCCGCGGCTTGCGCCACCGGAGCGGGATCGTCAGTGCGTCCGGGTGTATCGCGACTCCGAAGCCCGGGCCGCTGGTACGTGGGTCGCCGTCGGTCTGGTACTTGGCCGACCCCATGCCCTTGAGCCGCTTGGCCATCTTGAGGGCGTAGCAGTTGTCGCACCCGGCCGAGATCCGGTCGCATCCGGTGGTTGGATTCCAGACCGTCTCGGTCCACTCGATCGTCGTGCTCATGCTGATTCCTGTTCGGGTTCGGGGTGTTGTGGCTGGTCGATGTCGGCGGGCATGGCGAACAGGTCGCCTTTGTGGCGGGCGAACTCGGCCTTCGCCTCCATCCGCTCAGGGCTGTTGACGAGGCGCTGCTTCTCGCGTTCGGCTTCGGCTTGCCGGATCGACTTGAACAGGTGGTCGCACCCGTCGAGGTTCGTCGCGGCGGACATGCAGTTCGATTCGGTCTTGCTGCACGTGTCGCACAGGAACGCGTCGTCGCGCCGGCCGGCTGAGAACATGCGCGGCATCTTTGTCTTCTCGTGCAGCTTCGCGATGACGTCGGCGGCCTTGATTGACAGGGTGATCGGGGCCCGGTTGTTGAGGTCTTCGGCGATGGTGATGCAGGCGTAGACGACGTCGCGGTGGTTGTATTCGGCGGCCAGCGTGTTGACTTGGTCGGTGACGGCGCGCTGGTCCCAGTCCTCGCGGATGGTGCGGACGACCGCGGCGGCGGCCTTGATGTTGCCGATGGTCATCACGCGGCACCACCGTCCTCGAACATCAGGACGCCTTGCGAGAGCCGGTTGGCTGCCTTCTCGCACTGGCTCTCGCGCTTCTCGATTCCGACCGCGCGCCGACCAAGGTTGCGAGCGGCATCGAGAGTGGACGATGACCCGGCGAACGGGTCGAGCACCAGACCGCCGACAGGGCATGCGTAGGAGATCAGGGGCTCGAGCAGCGCGGTGGGCTTCTCGGTCTCGTTGATGGCGCGGCCATGCATCGAGGGGGCGAAGATGACCGAGGTCATGAGCAGTGGCCCGCCGTCCTCGCTGGAGTACGGTGATGCGTCGATGTGCCCAAGGTGTGGCGGGCGACGCTTCGATCGCCGGGTTCTGCGAACGGCTTGGTCCACTGTGGGTGTCACGTGGTGGAGCGAGTCCCAGCTGCCCTGATACCAGAAAAGCCCGAACTCATGGACGCGGCGGAACCGGTCGGCGTGTAGCCCGGAGCCGTTGTGCTTCTCCCACACGATGTCCTGTGAGAGCTTCCAGTTGGCGAACTCGTCTCGATGGTCCATGAACATGCGCATGGAGCCGGTGCACCACATCGCATTGGAGTACGGCGTGAGCATTGAGGGCCAGCCGTCGATCCAGCTGTCCCAGTCGAGTGAGGTTTCACCGTAGGGCGGGTCAGCGACGATGAGGTCAGCGGTGATCGCGAGGATGGGCAGCAACTCGCGGAAATCGCCGTGATACAGCGTGACAGAGTCGTCGGCGTAGTACGGCATCACGCGGCCGCTCCCCTTCCTGGCTGCCGTGTCGTCTGGAGTTCCTCGGCGATACTCGCGGCCACTGCCAGCGCGGTGGTCACGTCGCCGGCGAGGTACGAGGCGCGCGCTTCGGCCAGGTCCTGCTCGGCCTTCGCCTTCTCGGTGCCACGGAGGCCGACGTTGTGGAGGCCGCGCTCGAGCGGTTCTTCACCGCGGACGATGTCCTGGAGCGTGATGGCCCGCCACCCGCCCGGGAGTGCTGCGTGCGTCATGCGGCCACCTCCAGGTACCGGTCGGCCTTGAGGCCGGTGTGGGCTTCGATCGCGGCGAATGACCAGCCCGCGGCGCGTAGCCTGCGGGACACTTCGGCGCGTTCGGCGGTGGTGAGGGCGATACTGCGGTCGCCGCGAATGGCGCGCAGTACCGCGACCTCGTCGACCTCGTGCCTGTGTGGGCGTCCGCTGCCCCGGACTCCTGCGGGTCGCGCCTTGGGGTCGTCGATCGTGTCGTCGTCCCAGGCAAGTGGGCTTGGCCAGCCGCGTCGGGCTGCCACGGCACGGTTCCGTTCCGATGGCCCGAGCTGCATCGACAGGGCGTCGTACATCCGTTTCACGGCCGCGGCGGTGTCAGTGTGTACATGCATAGTGTCGCTGCGGTTGATGTTGTGGGTGCTCGGAGCCCGATTGCCGAGCCAGCGGTCCATGTCGGTGTAGCGCCAGCCCATGCGGATGAGGGCGCGGATCCGGCGGCGTGTGCCGGTGGGGTCGATGCGGAACCGGTCGAGTCCTTCGCGTTGCTTCCGTGCACGGACTGCGCGCTTGTGTTCGTTGTGTGCGGTGCGGCACGGCTGGCAGGAGTCGACCTTCTGCAGGCAGTGCTGGATGTATCCGGCGTTGCTGCCGTGGCGCGGGTCGTCGGCTCTCATGACGCGTTCCCCAGTCGAAGCGCGGCGGCTTCCTTCTTCGACCGGATGCGTCCGCCGGCCTTCTCGATCGCGTACCGGATGGAGCCTGCGCTGACGTCGAGGTCCAGGGCGATGTCGGCGATGGTCTCGAGCGCTTCGTAGCGGCGCCGGATCTCGGGGCGTTGTTCGGGCTGGACCTGGTAGATGGTCGGCATCGCGGACGTCGCGGCCTTCTTCCGTGCCCGCGGCTTCTTGGCCGGCTTGTCCTTGGGCGCGGCGGGTTCCTTGTACTCGGTGGCTTCCTCGAAGCTGTGGATGTTCGCGCGGGAGGACCGGGCGCTGTTGCTGCCGATGACGACGACCTTGCCGTGCTGGGGCCACACGCTGGCGTCCACCTGTCCGCCGGCTGCGACGTACTGCTCGGTGATCTGGTCCCAGTCGATACTGGAGCGCCGCGTCGCGCCGCGGTACTTGACGGCGGTGGTGGGCAGGCCTTGGTAGTCGCCGCCTCCGACGTGCTGGCCGCCTGCGCCGACATGCTGGGACTCGAGCGGGGCCGGGCGGTCGTGGCGCGGAGCGTGCGGCTCGCCGGTCGAGAGCGTGTACCCGGCAACATGGAACCGGTTCTGCAGGGTCGACCGGGAGACGCCGTACTGGATGCAGATCGCTCCTACTTCGGCGCCCTTGCGGATCTCGGCCGCGATGTCGGCGACCGGCGGCAAGATGGACTCACGGCCCTTGTTGGCGGTGTCGTTGAGCTTGGTCATGCCGCACCGCCGTCCCGCTCGACGAGGCAGCCCTTGAGGTAGATGGTGAGATCCATCGCTTCCTCGTAGGCGTCGAGGAGCATGTCGCGGCCGTTGTTCGGCTGGAGCGCGGTGCCATACCGCGAGATCCCGACGAGACGTCGGGCTTGGATGTCGGCGATGACCTGCGACTGGATGTCGGGAGCATCGTTCTTGACGGGCAGCGGCTGGTCGCCGTCGCGGAGTTTCAACTGGTCGGTCACGGCGCGACCCTCCCGTTCTTCTGGAAGTGGTGGTGGGTGATGGGCATCGCCTCGGCGAGGGCGTTCTCCATGCGGCGGGCGACCATCTCGATCTCCTGCTGCGGGTATGACGGGAACGTGCTGGAGGCGTCCTTGGTGCGGAGGCTGAGGAACGACATCAGCGACCGGGCGTTGCAGGTGACGTACATCTGGCTGAAGATCCCGACCGGGAGCACCATGCGGGCGACCTCTTTGGCGATGCCCTGCTTGAGCAGGTCCTGGTAGACAACCCAGGCCGTCTCGTAGGCGCGGTGGATCGACCAGTGCATGGTCAGGTGCTGGTCATGGCTGCCGGTGACGAACTCGTAGGCGCCCGGCTTGCCCTTCTGAACGAGCGGCCGGTCGGCGGCGGGGATGTAGAACTCTCCCGGCAGTTCGGTGTAGCGGCCGGACATCTCGTTGTAGGAGAACCCGACACGGTGGCGGTGGAACTCGCGGAAGACGAAGATCGGTGCCTTGACGTAGAACTTGAAGGCGTTGTGCTCGAACGGGGTGCCGTGCCGGTTCTTCATCAGGTAGCCGATCAGTCCGGCGTCGGCGGCAGTGTCGACCTCGCGGGTCAGGGTCTCGTCGCCGATCACGCTGACCCGGGCGGCGTCGGCGACGGCCTTGTCGGATGCCATTGACTCGACGAGTTGCACGTCGACGTCGCTGTGGATCGTGATGGTGGTCATGCGGCCACCGGTCCTTGCTGGCGTGTGCGCTTGTAGATGCAGATCACCGAGCGGTTGGCCGTGTCGCCGGTGGACGGCTCGTACCGGACCCGCTTCAGGTAGCCCTGGCTCGCAGCCTGAGCGAACAGTCCGCCGCGGGACTTCTCGGGGATGTCGGCTGCCGCGAGCAGGTCGCGGAGGTGGTTGCTGGATACCTCGCGGCCACGTTCGACGGTGTCGAGTACGGCGAGGAAGTCGCGCCAGTGGCGCGGGTTCATCTCGTTGCGTTGCATAGGAATCAGGCCCCCTTCAGGACCGGTGCGTTGAGTTGGTTGTCGACGGCCACGAGCCGGCGTCCGACCCATTCGAAGACGGGTACGGCGACGCTGTTGCCGAGCTGCTTGTAACGCTGCGAGTCGGCCTGACCCTCGGTCCATCCGTCAGGGAGGCCCTGGAGGCGCTCGCACTCCCGCGGGCTGAGGCGGCGGACGATCATGCCGTCAGTGACAGCCGGGTAACCCTGACCCGGTTTCCCGCCGCCGACCTTGAGCGCTGGCATAGTCGGGTTGATCGCCAGTTCGCCGCGCTGGTTCTCAGCGAACGCGATGTAGTCCCGCGAGGAGCCACCTCCGGCCGCGCGGAGACTCCCGACGGTGGAGCCGTCGCGGTGGACCTCGGGCAGCGCTCCCTCGTCCCGGCCGCGTAGATCGAAGGCGACAACCTGCCCGGTCTGCTGGTCATCCTGGGTGTTGCCGGATCGCGTGGTCAGAGCCGGCACGAAGGTGGGCGCGTAGGCGATGACCGGTGTGCCGCGCCCCGTGCCGTCTTCACTGGCATCGTGACCTTCTGCGGTCAGGGTGTGGGTCTGGTCTCCGAGGATCCCAACCACCACCAGCGACTCGGCAGTGTCTGCGTCGGTGCCGTACCGGCGGCTCCCTCCGCTGGGCGCGCTGAGCGTCGGCGCTATGTCTGCGTGCCAGCGACCAGCCTTAACGCTCTCTCGAGCATCGCCGGCAAGACGCGGCCGCGGTTCGATGCCCTCCGCAGGATTCCCTGACAGGCCTTCGGGCTCAAGTAGTACTTGTGCAGCTGCGGCCCCGGTGTCTCCAAGACGTCCGACAATGACGACGCGACGGCGCCGTTGGGGGACTCCGAAGTGTCGAGCGTCCAGAACCCGCCAGGTGAACCCATACCCGAGGCGGGCCAGGTCGTGAACGACGATGGAGAAGTCTCGTCCGTCGTTGACGGAGAGAAGACCAGGCACGTTCTCACCGATGAACCAGGCGGGACGGTGTTCAGCCAGCAGGCGCACGACATGCGACCACAGACCTGAGCGTGGATCGTCCATGCCCCCACGAGCGCCCGCCACGGAGTTGCCTTGGCATGGCCAGCCAGCGGTGAGGACGGTTCGTCCGGGTACAGCTCCAGCTGCTCGGCAGTCATCGGCGGTGAGCTCCGTTACGTCGTTGTGGATGACCGCCTGTGGGTAGTGGCGGGCGAGAATGTTGCGGGCGTGTTTGTCCTTCTCGCACAGGAGTGCGGTGGATGCGCCGGCGAGTTCGAGGCCGCGGTCGATGCCGCCGATCCCGGCGAAGAGGGACACCACCTGAAGGTCCGTCATGCCGCCACCGCCTCGGGCCAGTGCGCGCCGTCCATTGCTGCGATGTGGTTGGCGGGCAGTGAGTCTTCGATCGGGTGGCCGAGCCACCTGGCGCCCATCGCGGCGAGCACGAGGGCGTCGGCGACGTCGTTGCCTGTGACATCGAGGTCGGGGTAGCGCTTGATGACGGCGGCGAGGACGCGGTCCTTGTCACCGCGCCCGGTGCCGAGTGCGTACTTGATGCGGCCGGACGGGGAGACTTCGGCGACGGGGATGCCGAGTCCGTCGAGTTTGCCGACGACGCGCCACCAGAGGCCGGCGAGGTCGCGGCTCGCTGAGCCGACGCTGCCGAAGGATGGTGATTCGATGACGGCGAAGGTGACGCCGTTGAGGCGCGCGACGATGGCGTCTTCGATGTCAGTGAGTCGGTCGAGGCGCTGCTTCAGGGTCGGTGCGAGTTTCTTGCCGGTCTTCTGGTCGCGGCCGGTTGTGGGCGCTTTGCTCTCGACCCGGTGGAGCTTGACCCGCCAGTCCAGGTCGGGGGTGGTCCCGATGAGGACGAGCCCGGTTGAGGTGAGCGAGGTGTCGAGTCCGGCGATGATCACTTGCCCGCTCCCTTCAGGTTGCTGATGCTGGTGACGACGGCGTCGCTCTGGCTGTAGGGCTTGGCCGGCGTGGCGGTGATGGGTGTGGCGAGGTAGCGGCGGGCGAGGAGCGCACCGACGGGGTAGCCGACGAGGGCCGCACCGAGGACGAGTCCAGCGGCGGTGGCCGCGCGGTCTGTGGTCTTGCTCATGGCTTGGCCTCGCACTCGTCGTCGCAGTAGCTGCGGTCGGTTCGCGCGTGGTAGGCCAGATCTACCCTGTCGCCTGAGACCATCTCGGGCTCGCCGTTCGTGTTCCGGGTGACGGCCCAGTCGCGGCCGACCGCTTCGACGATCCGGCAGTCGTATGAGTCGCGTCCGAATGCACCGCGTGCGAAGCCGTGGATCTCGTCTCCGACCTTGAACTTGTTCACGGGTGCGCTCCTTCGAGCCGGGCCGGGTCGATGGCGGTGGCGTGCTCGTCGAGCCAGTCGGCGATGTTGGTGTGCTCGGCTTCGCCGTACTGAGTGCGGGCGTCGGCGGCGTACTGGCGCTGGACTTCGGCGGCTTCGCGGATGGCCTCGGCCTTCACGGTGGCCTCGTCGCGGAACACGCCGATAGCCATCACCAGGGCGGCGAGGTGGCTTGCGTGGCCATGGACGACCAACATCACATCGTCGGTCTCCCATTCGCCGCACGGGCAGAACCAGCGGGGCCGTCCGTCCTGGACGATGTAGCGGGCTTCATGCCCAGCCACGGTCATGGCGACAAGGGTCCGGCTGGCGACCGGGGCGGGCTCAGCCGTCAGGTCGATGCCGTCTCGCTCCAGGTCCTGACTGAGAGTGCGGCGCGCTTCGGCGTTGCCCTGCCAGCGCCAGTAGTCCTCCATGTTGGAGGCCGGGCAGTTGTTGATCGCGGTGATGACCTGGTCGCGCTCGGCCAGGAACTTGGCGACGACCTGCTGCAGCCCGCTCATCGCTCCCTCACCGCCAGCACCAGCAGCACCACGGCGATGATGACGACAGCGCAGGCGGTCGAGATCCAGAGCGGCGACAAGACCCACCACCAGGACCAGTCGATGACCTTGCCGAGCTTGAGTCCGACGAACAAGACGGTGAGCAGTCCGGTAAAGCCGACGCCTCCGCTGGACCTGCTGTTGTCGCTCATCAGTTGCCACCAACCGCGCGGCAGGCGGCCTTGTTCGTGTTGTAGATCGGGGCGAGCTCGGTCAGCTTGTCCGTGATCGCGTTCATCGTCGCGACGTCGAAGTCGGCCGCCGCGTTCAGCGCCTGCCCGGCGTAGGTGAAGCCGAGGTCGGCGTTGTCGAGCGCGTCCAGGCAGGACTGCGGGACGGTCGGGACAGCGACAGTCGTGGTCACGGTCGCGGCGGGCTTGGCCGGCGCGGTCACGGTCTGAGTGACGGTCGGGCGGGGCGTGTTCGCTGTGGCGTCGGTTGCCTTGTTGTCGGTCGCGGCGAAGGCAGTGAGGCCGCCGGCGACGACGACAGGTGCCGCGATCAGGGCGGCGAGGGTGCGCTTCTTCATGGGCTCGGTCTCTTTCAGTTCTTGGTCGCGGCAGCCGGGCTGCCCTGTGTGTTGCGGGATGGGTCTTCGTGGATCGCGGCGATGCGCAGCGCTTTCTGTTCGGTGTGGTAGCCGCTGGCCTTCGCGGGGCAGTCCTGGCAGTTCCAGCGCCACCTGCCAGCCGGAGTGACCCAGGTGACGGTGCGGTGGACCAGCGGCGGGGTCACGCGGCCTGCTGTTCGGCGAGCCGGCGGATCGGCCACGAGCCGTCCACGTCGCTCGCGTCCTTGCCCTGCTTGCGGAAGTACTCAGCTAGAGAAGCCATCTGCTCAGCGCGCCACTCGACCTGCCCGTCGTGGATCTGGTGCAGCGTGAACTCCGCTGACAGGTCGAACTTGGACGCCAGCTTGAACAACAGCCGGCAGGCCGCGATCGCATCAGCATCCGCCGCGTGCGCGTTGTCCAGCGGTACGCCGTACACACCGCACGTCGCGGTCAGGGTCCGGGAACCCCTGCGGAACTTGTCGAACCGCTTGTCCAGCACATGCGGATCGAGCACCGGGGCGACGGCGTCGTACGAGCCGAGCCGCTCCTCCAGGCCGCCGAGCTTGTAGCGCAGCAGCTCCCGGTCGGTCATCGACAGGTCGAAGCTGCCGTTGAACGCGACGATCGGGACGCCGCCAGCGAGCGCGACGGTGAGCTCGAGTGCGATCTCCTCCAGCGCGACCGACGGGTGCTGGCCTTCGGCGCGGGCCTTCTCCGTGGTGATCCCGTGCACCTTCGTGGCATCCTCCGGGATAGCGATTCCGGGGTTGACGAGCCAAGTCCGGGTGCGGGTCGGTTCACCCGGCCGGATGTCGACGATCGCCGCAGTGACGATGCGGTCGTTCGCCACATCGACACCCGAGCTCTCGAGGTCGAAGCCGAACAGCGGTCCTCTGTGCCAGCTCACGCCGCGGCCCTCCGCTCCAGGTCGGCGAGGTAGGTGCGCAGGTCGGTCACGGTCGCGGCCTCGGGCGTAGTGCCCCTGTTCTTGGCTGCGAAGTCCTCCTCGATCACGAACAGGTCCATGTCCATGCCGCCGGCAACGGTGACGATCTGCTGCCACAGTTCGTCCTTGTCGCCCGACTGCTCGACGATCTCCGCGTCCTTCGGCTCGGTGTCCGCTGCCTTCAGGGCCCGGCCGATGTCACCGATCGCCCGGTGCAGGTCCTCGGTCATGTGCTTCGCTTCGTTCGCGCGGGTCCAGATCTCCATGACCTGTTCCGCTGTCGTCGCCGCCTTCGCCTCGGCCAGATAGTCCGGGCGCTTCGCCTCGATCGCTGCAGCCGCAGCAGGAGCACCACCGATCGCGGCACGGGTGATGTTCCCGGCCAGCAATTCGCCGGCCGTCACCCCACGCAGCTCGAGCACAGGCACGATGAACTGCTTCGTCTGGCCATCGGCGACCCGCATGCGCGGCTCGATCCGGAGCCGCACCGGCACGAGGGTCTGGTCGCCGACCGAGCCGCGGATCACGTCGACCATGCCCGCGATCTCGTCGGTCGCGTAGTACGACCCCGTCTCCATACGCCAGACGCCCAGGCCAGGCATGTCGGGCAGCAGGACCTTGAGGCGGGACTTCGAGTCGCAGACCCGGCCCTTGGGCTGCTCGTGCCAGTTCTCGCCGAACTTCGCGAAGCACACGCACGGCGCGCCCTGCAGCTGCTCGGTGATCCCGTCACAGCGGAGCTGGCAGCCGCCACGCGACCATGTCTCGTAGGCCTGCGTCAGTGGGTCGCCGGGCGGGAGGATCGCGTCGATCGCATTCGCGTTCGTGATTACCCGCCACTGCTCGGCGCCGTTGCCCTGCGGCTGCCACCGCTCGGCCGTCCCGCCCCACAGTGCGGCGGCGGCCTGGACGTGCTCCTCGCTGTGCGAGGTGACGATCCACGTGTTCGACTTGACCGGACGCAGCTTCCCGTTCTGCCCCTCGGTGGTGTAGCCGCAGCGCAACCGCCCCTGCTCGGCCATCTGCCGTTGCCTGTTCGCGATGCGCGACATCAGGCTGCCCCCTTCTCTCGCTCAGGTGCGCTCACCGGTACGGGCTTCGCGCCGTACAGGGAGTGCAGGTACTTGGTGTTGGTCAGTGCGCCCTTGAAGGCGTTGAAGGCGGCGTTCAGGTCGCCGTCGTAGGGCATCCGCCAGAGCCCGTAGTCCTTGGTGCGGAGGTTCAAGATCGCGGTGCCGTGGATCGGGCCGGGCGCGGGGATCTCGGTGCCGTCGTCGAGGAGGAACGTGTCCGCCTTGGCGATCGCGGCGAGCTGCATGCCGTACTCCGGGTAGACCGAGTTCGCGGGCCGGGTCAGGCTCGTCTTGTAGTCGAGAAGCCAGAGGCGGCGTTCGCCGTCGAGGTTCAGCCACACCCACAGGTCGCCGGTGCCGGCGTACCCGACGCGGCGGTTGATGACGGTCGCCTCGGCTGCTTCGATGTCGAGCTCGGGGTTGATGCCGTAGTCGCTGTAGAAGCGGAGGACCTGGTCGACGAAGGGCTGCGCCTCGGGGTCGTCGGCCATGGGCTTGCCGAGCACGTACGCCTCTGCGATTGCGTGGACGCGGGAGCCGAGGTCGGCGGCCATGTCCTTCGCGATCCGGACTTCGCCCTTGATCACCTTGGTGAGGGCTTCGCGATCCTTCGCGGTGCGGGACGCCTTCACCATCTGCGGCAGTGTCTTCCACGCCTTCTCGGCGGTGATCTTCGCGGCCCACGGGACGAGCGCCGGCTTGGAGATCGACGTGTCGAGCACGTTCGTGACCGAGGGCCATTGCTCCGTGCCGTTGGGGTGGAAGTAGTACCGGCCGCGACCGGGCAACTGGTTGGCGTAGGTCGGGCTGGTCATGCGACCACGCCGTATCCGCCGCACTCGCGGCAGGTGTAGGTGCGCCCGGTCCGCTCGTCCTCGACGTTGCCGTCGCCAGAGCAGGTGACGCATTCGTCGCCGCACTTCATGCGCGTGCAGTCGCAGCCGTTGACCTCGCATGGGGTGGCGGTGATCGCGGCGTGCAGCGAGAGCGCTTCGACCTTGCGGGCTTCGACGATCTGCGCCGCGCTCATGCCGCTGGTGTCGATCGGCTTCGGCAGGTCCGTGACGCGGTGGCGGCACTCGGCGTGGCCGCAGCCGACGCAGGCGACGCAATCGTCCGCGTCGAAGCGAATGCCGAGGTTGCACTCGTGCTTCTGGGTGATGTAGTCGCTCTCGGCCAGCGTGCCGGTCAGGATCGGGAAGGCGTGGACGGTCATGCCGACACCTCGGTCTTCTGTGCGTCGAGCAGGTGGCGGGCGGGCAGGCCGGTCCAGTGCGCGGCCCAGGCAAGGGCCTCGGCGACGCACTCGGGCCGCTCGCAAACCGGTGCGTGTGAACAGCGCCCTTCGCCGGCGCCGCTGATGACGACGCCCTTGCGTTCGTGGTTGCAGGCGGTCATGACGCACCGCCCGTCGGCTTGTCGGTCAGGCAGAAGATCTCGACGCCGGTGTGGCTGACGACCCGCAACACATCACGGTCCTTCGTCCACTCGCCTCGGATCGCGTCGGCGGCGGTGAAGCCGTGCAGCTCCAGCCAGGCGGGGAACGCGGCCTCCGGGACGTGGATCTTCGCGGTGTAGGTGATGAGGTTCGGAGCGCCCCGCGGCGTCTCGTACTCGTTCGAGATCTGGACGCTCATCAACTTCGGCGCATCCACGGTCAGGAACTCGCCCAGTGCGGCGTAGGCGGCGGCGGGTGTTGCGTGCGGGCCGATCATCGGTCGGCTCCCGTCGTGCGCTGCTTGTCTGCGGGGTGGCGGGAGATGCAGCCCTCGAGGCCGCCGTCGACCGGCTCAGCCGGAAGCGCGTCCACGATCGGCGCGCACACCGCGCACCAGAGGCCAGTCGGGAGAGCCGGGTTCTCCATGCAGCGAAGGCAGGTGAACGTGGCCGGGAGGACCACCACGTCGGCGATCACGGGTGGATCACCGGCGGCAGAACCAGCCAGACACCGACAGCCAGAAGGGCCGTGACCCAGACCGCGGTCCACACTCCCCTGGCGACCCACTTCGCGTTCTTCTTCAGCGAACTCATGTACGTTCTCCTTGTCTGATGCCGTCGGTTTCTGCTTGGTCGCGAGCCCGGCGGCGTTGGCATGTCTGGGGTCAGGACGCGACGGCGTGGTCGGTGAGGTACCGATCGAGCGCTGCGCGGGACACCCGGTAGTTCGGGCGGCCGGAGGTCGCGATGTTCACGGCGGCCAGTTCGCCGCGCCGGATCATGCGGCGGACATGCTCGGCCGAGATCGCGAGCTCGTCTGCGACGCCGGAGACGGTGAGCATCTGCTGCTTGGCGCTGGTCATGCCGACACCAGGGGCCGGTAGAGCCGGTGCTGTGGCCGGCCCGCGTCCACCTCAGCGAGCGCCCGTTTCCCAGCGGCATCGCGTGTCATCCCCGCCAATAGGTACTTGGCGAGCAGCTCCTCGAAGCGACGGCTCTCGTCTGCCTTGACGGCCAGGTATGCCGGCGTCTGCGCATTGAACGGCGGCTCGTACTCGAGGATCGCTGCGTGCTCCATGCGGCGAGCGGTCTCGTAGTTGTACGGGCCGAACGCGCGGTAGCGGACGACGTACTCCAGCCAGGCCGCACGGTTGGAGCGGTGCCCCTGCAGTCGGAGTTCCGGCTGCATCGTGCATCCGACGTAGAGCAGGCCGCCGCTCGCGTCGTAGGCCCAGTACATGAAGTGCTCACGCCTTGCCGGGTCCTGGATGGCTGCGATCTGCTCACGTGTCGTCATGCTGCCACCCGCTTTTTGACCAGCGGTCCAATTGCGGACGACTCTTTGGGCTCAAAAAGTGTGCCGGGGAGCAGCCCGAGGGCCTCCTCGACGAGCTTCGCGATGTCCTTGGTGCAGGTGTTGCGATCCCCGCTCTCCAGCTGCCAGATGAACTGGCGACTGCAGTTCGCGTACCGGCCGAGTCCGGCCTGCGAGAGGCCCTTCTGCTCGCGATACGCCTTCAGCAACTCCCGCTTGCGGAGTTTCATCCATCGCCCCTTGGCTCGTTGACGCCGGCGTGTGTGTGCAGGGATCACTCTGTCGCCTCCTTCGTGTGCTTGTCAAGCACCGTTGGACTTAAGGTCGCATATCAGTTGACTCGGTGTCAAGCGGTCTAATGCCTGGTTTCGAGGGATTTACGCGGCGCAGGGCGCTCGGCGTGGCGGTGGCTTGCTTGACGGGATCGGGGGAAGATCGGTCCAGTGGTGCTTGACCGATCGTCTCGGACCACCTGTACATCGACTCAACGGGCGGAGGAACCTCACACCATGCACGCACTGCGGCGATTCATCCAGTCCGAACTGGATAACCGCGGCTGGCAAGCACGGGACCTGGTCAAGGCTTCGGGGTTGTCGAAGCAGCTCGTCAGCACCCTGCTGAACGACGACCGGGACGTACTGCCTCAATTACCGCGGACGACAACTCTCGAGGCGCTTGCTAGCGCCTTCAATGTCACAACTGCGCACGTAACTACCGTCGCTGTTGAGGCGCTAGGCATCCCCGGAGTTCAGGCGCCGGCCATCGTGCACCAGATCACCGCAGTGGATGATGAGGTGCTGCTTCGCGAGTTGCTGAGACGGGCGGTCGGACGGGAGGCGGAGCAGCCGCCAGCGACGGTTGCTCGCCTGCCTGTACGCCTGCGGCCAATTACCACGATCGAGGCCGAGCTGCAGGTCGCACTGGCGAACCTGGCCGACTGGGATGCACAGAAAGTACCGGGCAAGGGTGCGGAGAGTCACCGCAAGGAGCTGCGAGCGCGTGTGGATGCGCTGGAGGCAGAGTTAACTGCGTCACGCCAAGCTACCGGCGTGTCCGATTCCGTTGCCGAGTTGTGACGTGCCGAGCTGTAGCGCTTTCGCTCATTTGAACGATCTAGTGGTGGACCAGACACCGGCCGTCCGACCT